CTGCGAAAGTAAATGGGCATAATGTTAATGCAGACGTACCGTCAGATGCAAAATTTACGGATACAAAAGGAAGATATATTGGCACTACCGTAACAAAGCCACAAGATAAAACAGAAATGTATATCGCATATCTTTCAAGCGGTTATATTGTAATGGCAGGAAAAACAGTAAGTAAAAGCTATGCAATGAATACACAATATGGAAATGCGTTTTGGGCACCGTTCACAATTTATTTGCCACCTAATATTGTAAAAAATATTGACAGCGTGAATATTACTCCATTTGCGGAAACAGGGCTGATAAGTGCAAGCATAAACGGCTATACCAGCGAACAAATAACGGGATTTGTTTGGTCGCCACAAAACGAAACAAAAAGCATATCATTTCATGTTACCGTACATGGAAGGGCGTAAGGTAGGTGATTGGTATATATAACGACAGCAGTTAAAGACACGAAAGTGTCTTATTTTTTTACCCTAAAACACAATAAAAATTATATTTAGCCGCAGAACAGCGGCAGAAAGAGGTTCATATGAGCAGATATTCAGTAATTGATGTAAGTAAGCATAACGGAGTTATCGACTGGGATACCACAAAGAAAAATGTTGACGGTGTAATTATTCGTGTCGGTCACGGCAATGACAGCACATCACAGGACGACCCGCAGGCAATCCGTAACATGGAAGAATGTGAAAGACTGGGCATTCCGTATGGTGTGTATCTGTACTCTTATGCGTTAAATAATGCCGAAGCAGAAAGCGAAGCGGCACACGCACTGCGCATGGTAGAGGGCTACAATCCGGTGTTAGGTGTATGGTTCGACATGGAAGACGCGGACGGCTATAAAGAAAAGCACAACTTCAACCCATACGATAACAGACAGGAAATTACTGATTTTTGTAAGATTTTCTGCGACAGAGTATCCGAAGCAGGATACAAGACTGGTGTTTATGCGAGCAAGAATTACTGGGATTCAGTAATCTATGCAGACCAGTTATCCGACTACGAAGTATGGCTTGCGCACTGGGGAATTTCAGAGCCGTCAATGGATTGTCTGTTATGGCAGTATACATCAGACGGTGAAGTTGCCGGTGTACCGTCAAGCAGAGTTGACATGAATTACTGGTACGGCGAGTTACCGGAAGTTGACGGCGGCAGTGATTCTGATAGCAATTCGGGCGACTGCGGCGGCGATGAAGAAGACACAGAGGGCGGTGGATACAGCTATTCTGTAGGCGATACCGTAAACTACGATACAATCTATGTATCTTCAACGTCAGAAGAAGCATTAAAGCCTACCTATACGACCGGCACAATTACGCGGATTGTTGACGGTGCGAGAAACCCATATCTGATTGATGATGGCGCAGGCTGGATTAATGATGATTGCATTGCTGGCGGCGGCAGTGATGATTCTGACGATTCAGAAGAAAGTTCGGATTGCGGCGGCATTTCTGTAGGCGATACCGTCCGTTTCAACGGCGATACTGACTACAATGGCACGGCAATTAAGACATGGCACAATGACAGCGGCTATGAAGTCACACAGCTTGACGGTGATAGAGCAGTCCTTAGCTTCAACGGTTCTGTATTTGCGGCAGTCAATGTCGGCGATTGCGAATTAATCTAAGCATAAAAATACCGGGAGTGTAATACTCCCGGTGATATTTTAATTGTTATCGTGTAAATCAATCATAACAGCTTCAACTTGTGGAATTGTTATCGGTTTATTCAATGTAGATGTGTATGAATACTGACCGACATAACCACCATAAATTGTAATTCTATCATTTTCAAGTAGTTTACCGTCAATCACATCATTTGCATAAACAACAAGCAACGCGTGATTGTAGTCATCATCTACAGCCATTCTTATAGCGGTGTAATTGCTATCAACCGCACCAATCATCTGTATAACTTTTCCGTCAAATTTCACAGGTTTATCAATATTTTTGTCCGGGTATCTTGCAAGAGTATCATATGTAATATCTCCAGTGTATGTCATTCTGTCCCTTGATAACAGTGTTTCTTTTTCTGTAGGGGCTTCTGTTTCAGTTTGCGTTTCCGTTACTGCTTCTGTACTGTTTGCGGTGGTAGAATTATCCGCGGTTGAATTTTGGCAAGCCACAAGTCCTAAAAGGCATACAGGCATTAATAAGCATAATAATTTCTTTTTCATAAAAAATTCTCCTTTTTATTTTTTGATAATAATAGCACATAATTTAAGATTTGTCGAACCAATAGTAAATTTGTACTATACGTGTTGTTAATTTGATATTTTTTGACATAATACCCCATAAAATGTAGACAATTTTAGAGTAAATGTCGTTTTTTGCGTTTTAATTTGTTTGTGTAAAACTGGTAATTTATGTAAAATTAAATTGTCCAAAAGATTGGGCAATTCAAGTTCCGGCGGGCGGTTGCGCTATTTGGCATTGCGCCGCCGCCCCTTTACATAACCTTAATTTACATCAGCGACCTTTGTTCCAATCTTGACGGAAACAAACATTTGTTCTATAATGTTTGTATCGCTACTTTATGTTTTGTGTCGGGGAATACGGAGGGCTCTATGAGTAAAAAAAACGAAAATGAATTTTACAGAAAAGAAATATACAATCTAATATTAAAATGTGAAAATACGCATTGGCTAAAAGTTATATATGCGTATATAAAAAGGTTGCTTAAATAAAATAGCCGGGATAGCATTTTGTGTTATCCCGGCGTATTTTTATTTGTCTTGTACCATTGAATCGACAAGCTTTTCTAAACTATCCCAGTCTTTTTCGTCAAGCTTTCTTAACGCCGCAATAAGTCTGTACTTAAAACTTTTTTCACCAGCGGATTGAATGTCCGCAAGCATTTCGGCAATTTCTTCGTCTTTAGACTTTTCTATGAACATTTCTCCAGTGCCAGTTCGTAGCCATTCTTCATTAACGGAGAATTCATTGCATAGAACTTTGATAGATTGCTCTGAAAGATTTCGTTGCCCATTCTCTAACAGAGATATGTAATTTCTGGACAATCCCAAATCTTTTCCGAACTCGTCCTGACTTTTGTTTAAGTGTTCTCTCAAAGATTTTAAGCGTTCGTTCATCATCTCACCTCTTTTCTGCAAAATAAATATAACATTTAATGCTAACAAAGTCAACAAAAAGTATTGACAATGCTAACAGTGTATGATACTGTATGCTTACAAGGTCAACAGAGAGGAGATGATAACAATGGATATAGTACAGAAGTACATTGACAGCAGAGATGTAGCTGAAATGGTCGGCAAACGACACACTGATTTAATGCGAGATATTCGCAGATATTCAGAGCAGTTAGCTGAAAGCAAAACTGCGTTGAGTGATTTCTTTACAGAAAGCACATATAAAGACAGCACAGGACGAGTGCTACCTTGTTACCTTGTCACAAAGAAAGGTTGCGAATTTATCGCACACAAGTTGACAGGTGTTAAAGGTACAGAGTTCACAGCGAAGTACATAAACAGATTTCACGAAATGGAAGATGTGATAAAAACACAACTTCCACAGGGAAATGATTTGATTGCACTTGCTGTTATCGAAGCCCACAAAATGCTTGAGCAGAAAGACAAGCAGATACAGGCACTTGAAACAGAAGTTGTTGAAATGAATAACACCATTTCAGAAATGCAGCCGAAAGCCAACTATGTTGATTTAATTTTAAATAGTAAATCGACAGTATTAGTAACACAGATAGCACAAGATTACGGCATGTCCGCTAAGGCTTTTAATAAGGTGCTGAAAGATTTGGACGTTCAACATAAGGTTGGCGGTCAGTGGATTTTATACAGGCAGTATCAAGGGCTTGGATATGTTCACAGCAAGACTATTGATATTACAAGGTCAAATGGACAGGCTGATGTGGTTATGCAGACCGAGTGGACACAGAAAGGTAGATTGTTCTTGTATGAGTTGCTCAAAAAGAACGAAATATATCCGCTGATTGAAAGATAATCAGTAACAGAAAGGAAGTGATAACACTGAAACAATATGTACTTGGTGAGCTTGAAACTACATATGTGGGCAAGGCATATGCAGAATATCAGCGTTGCAACAGTCAGAAAGCTTCAGAATTAGAAAATGAAGTTAAAAAGCTAATATCCGAATACAATCTGACTGCTACAGTTGCTAAAGGCTTCTTGGAATACATGAGATTAGTTATTGATGGTTGCTCATGCATTCCGAAAGAGAAATAACCTCAACGGAATGTTCGTTTGAAAGACAGTTTCCGTCGGGAATTTCACTTGCGAGATTGAGCATTGCGATTAACTTACCTGAATATGGATACTCTTTTCCACAGTTAGGGCAAATAACTTTATCGGAATTAATATCTTCATTTACAGTGTATGTGCAATGGCAAGGGCAAGAAACTTTAATTTTAATGAACATTTGAACCACCTCCTTATAAAAAGATAAGGAGATTATATCACAGAAAGGAAGTGAATGAAATGAGTGAAAAAGAAAAAGAAATTGTTGAAAAATTAAAAGATACTATTCCAAAGATGTCGGATTACCAAAAAGGTTATTTACTTGGAATGGTGGAAACTATGGCAGATAAGCCTAAAAACAAGGACGAAACAGGAGTAGGAGATGGAGAGTAAAAAAGAACACGTTTTAGAAATCCTCTGTCAGCAGATGGAGCTGTTGGCAGAGGAAAGTAAGAAAGTTAAACCTAACGATAGAGGGTACAAACCTAGTTTGGTTGAACTTTCATCAGCTATTTGTCGAATAGCTGATTCTTTTGGGTATCTTTTAAATACTGAAAAGCCAAAGGAAGAACACTGATATCACCTGTGCTTTGAGCAATGCAGGTAATAGAACATAACCCTTTATCGGCTATGTACCATTCACATTCAGAGCCATAGCACTCTTTGAATGAATTTTGTGGACATTTAGCCATAGACATTCACCTCTTTCCTTTAATAAAGATAAGAGGATTATATCACAGAAAGGAGAAGAAATGGCAGATACAAATTTACAGGTTTTTAATTCAGAAGAATTTGGAAACGTCAGAACGGTAATCGTAAATGACGAGCCAATGTTTTGTTTGGCTGATGTTTGCAGGGCATTGGAAATTACAAATGTAGGAAATGTCAAACAGAGGTTATCTGAAAAGGGTATCCATACTGTGGACACCCTTACAAATGGTGGAACACAGAAAATGGTTTACATTAACGAACCAAACCTGTATAAAACAATCTTTCAGAGCCGCAAGGCAAGTGCTGAAAGATTTACTGACTGGGTAACGTCAGAGGTTCTTCCGTCAATCAGAAAGACGGGGAACTACAACATGGACATGACAGATGAGGAAAAAATTCGGCTTATTGCAAAAGGCAATGTGAAGCTGAATGAAAGAATCGACAAGGTTGAAGATAAAATATCTTCCCTTGAAAATGATATGCCGCTGTACGGCTGTGAAATAGACGAAGTGCAGAAGCATATCAAAAGGAAAGTAGTTGATGTACTGGGCGGCAAGAACACCAGCGCATACAAAGACAGTAGCGTGAGGAGTTCGGTATTTGCGGACATATACCGGCAGTTGAAGCGCGAATACGGGTGTGTTTCAACATACAAGAGTATAAAACGCAAATACATTGCAGATGTGCATGATTTTATTGATTGCTATTTGCCGCCGACCGTGCTTTCAGAACAGATTGAAAATTCCAATGCACAGATGTGCATGAGTTTTTAGAAAGGGGTATGAAATGTATATTAATCCATTTGCGGCAGGAGTAATTTTCACAATCCTCGTTGAAATTGGGCTTGCGTTGGTTTACTCATGGAGTAACGGAAAGGATAAAAAATGAAACAGCCAAAGAAGCTTACAAGGCAACAGAAAGAAGCGTGTTCGGCGCACCACTTAAATGCCGAACATTGGCTTTTGGTTGAAGAAACAGAGTTTTATTTAAAACTTATTAATAAGGAAACCGGAAGCCGGAAAACGATTGACAAATTCACAAAGACTAATAAAGGGAGAAAAAGAAATGAACAAAGAAAAGGTAACAGTACAGGATTGCGTAGAAATGCAGGAAATGAAAAATCAGTCAGTCATTTTGAATGACGGCAAGGTTGTAAGATTTGAAGAAAATCCGAAGCCTAAAAAGGTCCTGTGGTTTTCTCGACACAAAATGACAGAGCCACAGTTAGCCGCACTGGGAAACGTTGAAATCGTGCAGATTGACCGGTCGATTGAATCGGCAAGCGAGTTACAGGAAGAAATCAACGACTGTGACATTATTGCCATTGTCGCGCCTATCGGATTGCAGGCGCAGTTTTTAAAAGTTGCCGGTGACAAGCCAGTAATTGTAGCACTTAATAACAGAGTGCTTGTACCACAGGAAGACGGCACAGAAGCCAAAGCAGTATTTAATTTTGTCAAGTGGGAAAGACTTGTCAAAATTGATGTCGTAAAAGAAGATTTTAATAATTAAAAGAAAAGAGGACAAAGAAATGAACAAAATCGAAATCAGCGGAAAAATCACAAAAGAACCAGTTTTATCACATGAAAATCATGGAGAAAAATTCTATTCAACACAAATTACAAGCGTGAGAACGAGCGGCGTTCCGGACACACTCAACGTTACATTTTCAGAAATTTTCCTTAAAAATATTAAGGAAGATGAACAGGTTGAAATTTTCGGAGAAATCCGAACAATGAACTATGACGGTCACTGTCACATCTTTGTTTTTGCAAAAGACGTTACAGAATATCCGGGAAAAGACGGAAATTTTGCGGAACTGGACGGATATATCTGTCGTGAACCAATTTTCCGTGAAACGCCGCTGAATAGAAAGATTACTGACTTACTGGTAGCAAGTAACCGGAAGTATGGAAAATCAGATTACATTCCTTGCGTTGCATGGGGAAGAAAAGCTGTTAAGGCAGGGCTTATGAATGCTGGTGCAAAAATCTCTTGTACTGGCAGATTACAAAGCCGTGAATATTTGAAAAGGTATGAAGACGGCACAGAAGAAATCAAGACAGCCTACGAATTGTCAATCAATAATTTACAGGAGGGGGATTCCGAAAATGGCGAAGATTAAGATTTCGAAGAAACGGTATGAAGCACTTTTGGACACAGAAACAAGAGTTCAAGTGCTTTTGGGCAAAACAAAAGCGGATAAGTACATATCACTGGTGGACATGTACAGAATTTTGGGAAATGAGTTTGAAGCCCAAAAAATTGAAAAAGAAAGGGACAAGGTGGAATGGGATGAGGATTAAGCTGTTAAAAATTATCGTAGAAAATTTCATGTGTTATGCGCATGAAGAATTTAACTTCTTTGATTTAACAAAAATTTTCGCAATGAACGGCAAAGGAAAATCCAGTATTGCTGCAGCATATAAGTGGTGCATGTTTAACTGCGATTATGAATTAAAAGATAATCCGGTTGTGCGCCGGGAAGTAGGCGGAAAGTCCGTTGATGATATGGACACAAGCGTTGAACTTACACTTGACGTTGACGGAAAAGAAATAACTATGAAGAAAGTGCAGAAGCGTACCTACAGTAAGGATGGCAGCAGTTATAAAGACGATAACAAGTATTTCATCAATGATGTTCCTAAGACATTAAAGGATTTCAACGCGTATCTTGGCGTTGATATGAACGTGTTTAAGATGTGTAGTAATGTGAACGCATTTCTTAATCAGAAACCGGCAGACATGAGAGAATATTTATTTGATTTAGTAGAGGACGTTTCTGATATTGATGTAGCACGCCAGCAGACCGAATTAGCCGAGTTAGTTCCATTGTTAGGCAAATATGCGGCAGAGGAATTATTGGCTATGAATAAGGCTACCAAGACCAAAATTACAAAGGATTTGCCTATTCTTGACGGACAGATTAAGGAAAAGGAAAGAGATATTCAGATTAAGTCTGATATTGATACATCTGACCTTGAATTGCTCAAAAACAGCCTTAAAGAACAGATTGCTGGTTGCATTGCAAAACAGACTGACAATGACAAGCTGATGGCTGAATATGACAAGGCAAGTGCCGACATTATCAATCTTAAATTTGAATTGAATGACATGAGCCGCAAGGCAAATGAGGAAAACTTCAAACAGAGAAGACGGATTGATGATGAAATCGTTGACGTTAAGCGTAAGATTGATGAAATTTCAAGAAGTATTAAAACAGCTAATGATGAAATTGAAAAAGCCAATGCAGTTATCGGCAGATACACGCTTGAATTGCAGGAAGCTAGGGGAACGTGGACGAAATTACATGAAATGCAGTTTGACGAAAATGAAAAAATTTGTCAGATGTGCGGACAGGAGTTGCCGGCAGACAAAGTTGAATTGCTTATTAAAAACTTTGAATCTAAAAAGGCTTCGGCACTCGAAAGCGAAGCTGAAAGGGGCAACAAGATTAAATTTCTTGTGGATTCAGAAAGAGAATCTGTTGCTAAATTGAATGAAGAAATTGCTACACACGAATCCGAAAAAAAAGAACAGGAAGCGAAGTTAAAAGACCTTGAAAGCCAATTAGCGGCACTTCCAGTTGAAATTGATGTAACAGGAACAGACGAATACAAGGCACTTGAACAGCAGATAGTTGAAAAGGAAGAAGCTATGCACAAGGCTAATGACATTTCGGAAATTAAGGCAGAATTAAAGGTACAGGAAACGGATTTAAGACAGCAGTTAGCAATCTGCGAGAATCAGATTGCTAAATCCGATACTGCCGCAGATGAACAGCGGCTTGAAGAATTGAAGAAAACAAGGCTTGATTCTGAACAGAACAAGGCAAACGCAGAAAAGATACTTGCCTTGCTTGAAGAATTGGACAAAGCAAAGAATGAAACGCTGTCAGAAGCTATTAACAGCCATTTTGAATTAGTTGAATGGCAGTTGTTTGAACTGGCTAAGAATGGAAATTACAAATCAGTTTGCATTCCGAAAATTGACGGCAAGTCGATTCTTACGACCGTGTCAAACAAGGGCAACCGAATTTTGGGTAGAGTTGATATTTGCAAGTCAATTCAGAAAATTAGCAGTATTAGCTGTCCGATTTTCCTAGACGACAGTGAAAGCCTATCAACCGACAATCAGAAACGGGTAGCAGGCATGGTTGACAGCCAGTTGATTATGCTGATTGTGAATGACAGCGATAGATTGGAAATTGTGGAGGTATAACATGAATTTATATGTTTACACATTAAATACTTTTTTTAGCAATAGACCAAAAGGAATACATATAGAAAAGGTTGAAGCACGAGAAACTCCAAAAACATATATGTGTGATTCATATGGTACAGGGTATACCAGCCGTATAAGAAAGCAGGATATAGGGCTGATTATTAACGGCAGAATAATCTTGACAGAACCTAACTTTGAATATGCAAAAAATAAATTCAAGGAAATGGGCGAAGCAACGATTAGACTGCAAAAAGAAAGATTAGAAAACGCCGAAAATGTATTGAGAATTATCAATGAAAGTGAGGAAAATTAAATGAGTAGAGAATTGGAACTTGCTAGAGAACTTGTAAGAAAGTTAGAAGAAGCAGAAAAGGATAATAAGGTGCAGTTATCAGAATTACAGCCAGGAGAAACGTTTAAAATCGGAGAACATGATTTTATTGTTCTTGAGCAGAACGTTTGCAATGGCACAACAAATGTAATATCCAAAGGCTTTATGTCAGAGGATATTGTTTTCGATGACGATACAAAAGATTACAACAACTCCAACCTTAAAAAAATTATTGAAGAGAACATTCAGCCAGCCATTGAAGCAGGGGTTGGAGTGGGAAACATTATTGAACAAGTGGTTAGCTTAACATCTGTTGATATGCAAGGTGAGTTTAAGCCTTGTTATTGCAAGGTAAGACCGATAACGTTTGACGAAGCAAGAAAGTATAACAACTTGCTTGTTAATAAAGATTTAGACGATTGGTGGTGGACTTGTACGCCTTGGTCTACGGCTGACAGGGGTTGGAAGCGTACAATTACCGTCGTTTCGCCGTCCGGCTATTTCGACAACTTCTACAGCTGTTACCTCAACTGCGGTGTTCGCCCTTTTTGTATCTTAAAATCTAATATCTTTGTATCGAAAGGAGAATGATTGATTATGACATTGACAATGAAAAGTTTACAAGAGCAGATTAATGAATTAAGAAATGAAGTTGCTGTTTTAAAAGCAGTTGAAAAAACAAGAAAGATTCCAGCCGGATTAAGCGCAGGAGATACATTTAAACTTGCTGGGCTTACATGGACAATCCTTGATATTACAGATAAAGGATATATGTGCCTTGCTGACAGATTAGAGGATTCAATGAAATTTGATAGTGAATCAAATAATTGGGTTGGAAGTCAGTTGAGAGAATATCTCAACACAGAATTTATCGAAAAGATTACTAATGAAATAGGAGAAGAAAATATTATTGCATTTAACCGCAATCTTCTTTCACTTGACGGTCAAGATGAATATGGAAACTGCGAAGACACAGTATCTTTATTGACCGTAGATAACTACCGCAAGTACAGAAGCTTTATCCCGAATACTGACGATTGGTGGTGGCTTGCAACACCATGGAGCACAAAGCGTAATGACTGTGAATATTCCGTTACCGTCGTTTCGCCGTCCGGCAATGTCTACGGCAACGACTACTGTAACGACGGCAACGGTGTTCGCCCTTTTTGTATCTTTTCATCTGAACTCTTTGAATCAGAGGATTAGTAAATGGCAGAAACAGATTTAAAAGTTATTTTAAAAGCAAAAGAACTGGCAGAACATACTTTGAGGATAACTTCAAATTGTAACCGATACCCGAAAAAATACAGATTTTCATTGGTAGATAAAATGCAGAATAAATCACTTGAAATCTATGAATATTTGTATGAAGCCAATCGGACAGACTTGAAATTATATCGCAGAGAACGGTCAGAGCTGCAGACCAAAGCAATAACACATTGCGATGAATTGCTATTTTATATTGAATTATCAATGAAACTGAACATTGTTAATGTAAAAAGCATGGAATACTGGTCGAAAATGGTTTCTGACATTAAGCATATGGCGATTGCGTGGAGAACAAAAGACAGAGAAAGGTAATTAAAACATAGGTTGCGTGCTGTTTAAACCGTCGTTTCGCCGTCCGGCAATATCAACAACAACAACAACTGTAACAACAACAACGGTGTTCGCCCATTCTGTATCAAACAGGCAGTAAGAGTAGGCAATAAGCCGAAATCAGTAAAAGATACAAAAAAGTGCGCAACCTTTCCTAAAAGGATAAAAACAAAGGAATTATTACTATGGATAAAGATATTATTTGTGATTATGAAAATTTGTACAAGGCTTATAAAAAAGCTAAAGCAGGCAAAGGCTTCAATGGAAGCAGTGCTAGGTTTCAGATGATGAATCTTGAGGGACTACATATGTTAAAAGAACAACTTGAAAATCAAACATATAGGGTGAATCCGTACAATGAATTTAAGGTTTATGAACCAAAGGAAAGAGTGATTAAGTCGTGTTCTTTTAAAGATAAAGTAGTACAGCATTGCTTGTGCGATAACGTGTTGCACAAGCAGTTATCTGATGAATTTGTCAGAACAAATTATGCCGGGCAAACAGGAAAAGGCACACATTTTGGAATGGACTGTTTGAAAGAGCAAATGCTTGAATTTTACAAACAGCATGGGCTTGACGGTTGGATTTTGAAATGCGATATTACGAAGTTTTTCTATCAAATAAACCACGATATTCTGAAAGACATAGTTGATTACTATTTCAATGATGAGTATACAGTGTGGATGAATCATCTATACATTGACAGCACTGACGGTTTGGGACTTCCACTTGGCAATCAAGTAGCGCAAGTATATGCATTACTTATGCTGAATGGATTAGACCATTTTATAACAGGCGAGTTAGGAGTGGAACTATATGGCAGATATATGGACGATTTTTATTTGATAGCACAGAGCAAAGATTATTTGAAATGGTGTCTTGAATGTATTCGGCGGTTTGCAGAAAGCCTTGGATTATCCCTAAACGGTAAAACACAAATAATTCCGTTTAAAAGTGGGATTTTATTTACAGGATTTCATCATTATATCACAAAAGACGGAAAGTACATAAGAAAATTAACGAGTACTAATAAGCGCAGAATCCGAAAGCGACTGCGCAAGTGGTGCAAGTTGGTTAAAGCGGGACGAATGACAGAGAAGAAGTTTTATGAAAAATACAATGCGTGGAGAAATCATGCGTTGCATGGAAATTGCATAAAGCTGTGTCATTCAATGGATTTATATGTAAAAGAATTATTAGAAAGAGAGGAATAATTATGGCAGAGAATACGCAGTTAGTTGAATATGAATCAAATGGAGAAATGGTAAAAATTTCTCCAACAATGATAAGGAGATACCTTGTAAGCGGTGGTGGTAATGTATCTGACGGAGAAGTAATGATGTTTATGTCATTATGCAGATACCAGCACTTAAATCCGTTTTTGAGAGAAGCATACCTTATTAAGTATGGAAGCAACGAGCCAGCCACAATAGTTACTGGAAAAGATGTTTTTACAAAGAGAGCCAATGCAGACCCACGATATAAAGGAAAGAAAGCAGGAATTATTGTAATTAAAAAGGACGGAGCTGTTGAAGAGCGAGAGGGAACAATGGTTTTACCTAACGAAACTATCGTAGGTGGCTGGGCGAAAATCTTTATTGACGGAAAAGAGGACGAATACCAGTCAGTAGGTTTTGACGAATATGCTGGAAGAAAAAAGGACGGCTCACTCAATAGCCAGTGGGCAAAAAAACCAGCTACAATGATTAGAAAGGTTGCTGTCGTACAGGCTTTAAGGGAAGCATTTCCAGATAGATTCCAAGGCTTGTATGCACAGGAAGAATTTCAGAATATATCAGATGTAAAACTTGATACAGAAAAGGTTGTTGCTGATGAGGTTAAAGAGAACGCAAACACAGTAGATTTTGAGGAAAGCGACATTATCGACACCACAGCCACAGAAGTAACCGAAGAACAGGCAGAAGGCAGTACACTTCCACCGTTTATGCAGGAATAGGAGTGCAATTATGGAAGATAGACATTTATTTAAAGCAAAGAGGAAAGACAATCAAGAGTGGGTTCGCGGAAGCTTGGTTTATACTTTTACTGGCACGCCTTATATCGTTACAGAATACGACCACATAATGAACCTTATCGGTATGCACAAGGTAGACCCATCCACAATCTGCCAATGCACCGGCTTAAAAGATAAGAATGGTAATCTGATTTGGGAAAATGATATCATGGTTGCACATTTAGATGATGAATATCCAGAAGATGAGACTTATATAAGAATTTTGTGGCGCGGAAGTGGATTTTGCTCAAAAGAAAATGGAAGCGAAGATATAGCACCAATTGACAAATTTGACAGAGAACATTTTGAAGTGTGCGGCAACATTTTTGACAATAAAGATTTATTAGAAAAGGAGTTTTTTAAATGAGAGTAATATCACAGGACGGAACAATAGATGTTCCTTATGAAATGGTAGTTATTCAGAAGTTCAGAAATGCTATTTATTTTTTGAACCGTAATTTATCAGGAGTAGAAGACTTGATTAACGACATTGAGTTAGCTGAATATTCCACAGAAGAAAAGGCAATTAAGGCTATGGAAATGCTTAGAGAAGTATATATCGGTATGCCGATTGTAATGCAGAATGTTGATATTTCAGACGATGTGAAAAAGGAATTTGAAAGATTAAAGAAATGCGGCGTTATGGTACGAGTTGAAAATCAGCCGTCAAAAGTAGAGTGTGTTAGCAATACTATCTTTCAGTTCCCACAGGATGATGAAATCGAGGTATGAGTATGAGATTAAAATGCTTAGGCTCATCGTCAGCCGGAAATTGCTATCTGCTAACTTCCGACAGTGGAGAAACACTTATCCTTGATTGTGGAATACCGATTAAGGAAATCAAGAAAGGCTTGGATTGGAACATAAGAAATGTGGTTGGCTGCATAGTCAGCCACGTTCATTCAGACCACAGCAAGTCAGTAAAGGATTTTAAAGCTATGGGAATACCAGTATTTGCCCCATACATAAGCGAAAAACCTATGAAAATTGGTAATGAAGATTTTAGAGTACAGGCATTTGACCTAACAACAATAGATGGAAACTGGACACATACTAATGCAGACGGAACGCCTTGCCCGATATTCGGCTTTCTGATAACTCACAAGGAAATAGGGAGAATGCTTTATGTTACCGATTGTGAATTAATCAAGTGGAAATTTAAAGACATAAACCACATTCTCTTAGGTGTGAATTATGACAAGGATTTAATCGACAGGGATAACACAGGCAAAGCTAATCACGTTTTCAGAGGTCACTTATCCATTGACACAGCTTGCGATTTTGTTAAGGCAAATTATTCAGACAGCTTGCAGAACGTCATAATGTGCCATCTATCAAGTGAAAATTCTGATAGATATAGTTTTATCGAGAAGATGAAAAAAGTTGCTTGCGGGGCAAATGTGAGTGTTGCAGAAGCCAATAAAGAATGGATTCTAAAAAATCCGAATGAATGTCCGTTTTAGAAAGGAGTAAACAAGCATGAAAGTCAAAGAATTAATCGAAGAATTAAGCAGATACAATCCTAATGCAGAGGTTGAATGTACATATAGCAATGATACGTTTAACATTAATGAAATTGTGGATAAAACGTTTGCAACATTTTATCCTACGGTACTTATAGAGCTTGAAAATCAAAATTTGAAAGGAAACTAGAAAACATGATTAAAGGCAGAAAAGTCTATGACCCACTGACAGATACTTGGAGTACTGGATATTGGATTGTGGACGACAAAGGAAATTATTAGCCGGTGTGGTAGAAAGGAGCAGAAATGAATATCGATGATTTTATAAAACGTGCGAAAGAAAAAGCAGAAGAATATAAATATCGTGCGAGCTTTTTTGAGAGCAGTAATCCCATGAATACAGCTTGCATTAAAGTCGCAAAAGACCATGAACAGTTAGCTGAATGGCTTGAAAAATCCAAGGAATATCAGCAGCTAGAGAAACAGGGAAAGCTAATCAAGATACCGCTTGAAGCGTACTGTATTGTGGATTTTGAAGTACGAAAAGGCTTTGTATTAGAGGAAACATATCATATGAGTAGAAAACCTTTGCTAGTTGTTCGATATGATGATAACACTCTCAAAAGCCATAGTGGATACTTAGGAATTTCAGTATTCCTCACAGAATCCGAAGCAGAAGCAAAACTGAAAGAATTGAGAGGTGTAGAAAATGAAAGTAGTAATTGACATACCTAAAGATTTCACAGGAGATTATATTGCTGACAAATTCAAAGATTTCTTTTCAAGGGTTATTGCGGATATTGATTGCAAAGGTATGTGTGGTAGATACGAGAAAGAAATTGCTGAAATGTTTTTAAAAGCATTTGATGATAGCGAAGAAAAGATTTCTTGCAACTGCCAGCACAACAGCAATTCGAGAGATAATGAGTCTTGTTGCAAATGTGGTAGAAAAAAGACCAATGCCGACAGAATAAGGAATATGTCGGGTGAAGAATTGGCAAAATACATTTACGATGTGTCTGAACATTGCGCAGACTGTGTTGTGTGCGGCGATGACTGCGACAGCTGCGATGGTACAGAAGATATTTGCGTGCCAAAGATTGTTGAATGGTTAAAAACAGAAAGCGAGGATTAGAAATATGATTAAAACTGAACATGGAGTAGTAATTGTAAAAGGCAACATTGTTGAACTTATGGCAGACTTAGGGATTATTATTTACAGTTTGAATAAGGATATAACTGCAAAGACGGACGAAAAGTGCGCTAAAGAACTGCTTGACATGGCTTATAAAGAAGCGTTTGTAGAACCGAAAACAGAGAAAAAAGCTGAAACTAAAGAACTTCAAGAATTATTAAATCAACTTGCTAAAATTTTATCAAAATAGAAAGGACATGGATTATGAATAAAGTAATTTTAGTTGGTCGGTTAGTACGTGACCCCGATGTAAGGTATTCACAAACTGGGAATGGCAATATGGCGGTAGCACGGTACACATTAGCTGTTGACCGTAAATTCAAAAAAGAGGGCGAGCAGAATGCAGATTTTATTAATTGCATTGCGTTTGGAAAATCGGGAGAATTTGCCGAAAAATATTTCTTTAAGGGAATAAAAATTGCAATCAGCGGCAGGATTCAGACTGGAAGTTATACGAACAAAGACGGTCAGAGAGTTTACACGACTGATGTAGTTGTTGAAGAACAGGAGTTCTGCGAAAGCAAACAGAATCAGCAGAGTAACGGCATAATTCAGCCGAATAGCAATGTTGACAGCGATGGATTTATGAGTATTCCCGATGGAGTGGAAGACGAAGGTTTACCATTTAATTAAGGAGGCGTGAGTATGACAGAGAGTGAAGCAATTAAAGAGTTTCATCAGAATATTGATATGCCATTTGGAAGTAACATATCAAGAGAAGCGTCTGAACTTGCAGTATGGGCGCTTGAAAAGCAGATACCAATGAAACCTATTTTAAAAAATGGAGAAAACGGGAGTTTTGTTGATTATGAAAATGGACACGGAGAATACAAAGTAACAAAATGGCAAGATTGGGTATGCCCTATTTGCGGTTGGTTTGTCGGACAGAGATATAATCGGTCTCAAAACCATTCACACGACCAAAGGAAATGTAATTACTGCAATGAGTGCGGTCAAAAAATTGATTGGAGTGATGAAATTTGAATTATCAAAGCATTAGGCAGGCAAAAGCGATTGAACAGAACAATAAAAAACGCTTATTAGAAGTCAATCCAAAACTTGACGAGGAGAGCGGCATATACTTTTTGACACGAATTGATGAAAACGGATTCAAGTATGCCTATATCGGGCAGGCTGTACATATTCTGACAAGGCTTGCACAGCACCTTGTCGGATACCAACATATTGATTTATCACTCAAAAAACACAAATTGTACTCAAAAAGCAATCCTTGTGGCTGGAAGATAGGATTTCTGCATTTTCCGAAATCCGAACTTGATAAGCAGGAGCAGCATTACATTAAGGCTTATGCCGACAAAGGATACCAGCTAAGGAACAAAACAAGCGGTTCGCAGGGCGAGGGCAAGGCACAGATTGATGATTACAAACCGTCTAAAGGCTACCGTGACGGCATACAGCAAGGCAGAAAGAATCTTGCAAAGGAACTGTCACACATTGCAGAAAAACACCTTAAAATCGAAATCAGAGAGGATAAGAGATATAACAAGGTGTCACAGAAGCAGTATGAGAAATTTATGGATTTGCTGAAAGCGGGTGAAGTAGATGGCTAAAGCAGTATTGGTTATGGATATGCCGGAATCGTGTTTTGGCTGTAATTTATGTCATATTGACTATGAGGAAGACAGAGCAACATGTCAGGCATATGAGACAGCAAAAGAAGTTAATTCTGACACATTTGAAAAGCCAAAGTGGTGTCCTCTTCGGGAACTGCCGGAGAAGAAAGAAGAGTTTGAACTACGGAAGTGCAAAGGTCCTGTGAAAGGGACATGGAAAGCCCCATTGATTGAGAATAAGGGCTTTAATGCCTGCTTGGATGAAATTTTAAAAAAAAGAAATGAATAACGAATCCTCGGTAAACCGAGGTCTCAACTTAAAGGTTTATGGATTTATTGAAAGTAGGTGAAAACAATGCTAATTCCGAAAGTTAAAGCCAAAGAATTTGAAAAATTCGGATTTAAGAAATGTAAGGGTGAATATGGAAAGAACGGTTGTTATTATCTTTGCGTTTCAAGGGGATGCAAAATGCTTTTTGTGAGCAGTGCGATTTTTGATGTTGATGATTGGAGAGATAATGACCCAAGAATGCACAAAAACGCAAATTGCCAATACAGGGACCACAGGACATATCTTGATATTATCTACGAACTTATTAAGGCAGATATGCTTGAAAGCAGGTGATTCAGAATGAATGATTGTAAAGGCTGTAGATACGAAAACAGCACAGATATAGAGGTACATTTAGAATTTTGTACAAATTGTAAAAGAGCCTATTCCAATGAAGAAGATAGAGAATTTCACGAAGATAGGTATAAAACTGTAGATTAAAAATCAAAGAAAGTAGGTAATTCAGTTGAAAGATAACCAGTGCAGAGCTTACAAACACACATACAAATGCCCGAAAGACAAGTGTGACGGCTGTCATCGGCGCATGAGCAGATTCTACTTAATACAGGAAATTGTAGAAATTTTGATGAAATCAGACACACCAATTGGAGAGGATTAATGCAAATGAAAATCAAAAGCATAATAAAAGGAATCGTAAGAGGTTTAGTCGTAATAATGTTTGCCGCAGGAACATTTGTGATTTGCAAATTGATGATTTCCGTATATTTTCATCAGATTATTACATTTCTACTTGTAGTTGCGGCTATATCACTGATATGCTGGGCATTTGAGTGATAGGAAAGGATATGGCATGACAAAAAATGGACAGTTTGAAATAACTCATTTTTTAAGAAAGGAAAGCCGATTATGACAGATGATACAAAACACGAAATACAAATCTTACTTGACCTGTTAAAATCCAGCCTTACACGGAACGGCGTAAGCATGGCAACTGACAGAGAGGGAAATTTGATGTTTTTTGATACCTCAGAATATAACCGAAGCGGTGGCAAGACATTTGACGGATTTAGAATCAATATTAATGATTTAGTAAAGTAACAAAGCAACGGAACTTGAATAACAGATAAGGGGCGATAATATGGCAATATATCGAAATGTCCAATTGGCATTTTGGACGGATAGCAAAGTTGAAGATGATTTTACACCGGAAGACAAGTATTTTTACATGTACATTTTAACTAATCCACAGACGAATATCTGCGGGTGCTACGAAGTGAATTTTTCGCAAATGGCAAGACATACAGGCTATAGCAAAGACACTATCGTAAGGCTTCTTGAGCGGTTTGACAAAGTACACAATGTTATAAAATACGATTCAAGTACGAAAGAGATACTTATATTGCGGTGGTACAAATACAATTGGAATAAATCGGAAAAAGTTCTTGCAGGAGTATTGAGTGCGGCAAAACGGATTAAATCTGAAAAATTCAGAAAATACGTTAATGATATTGTTGATTCAATCAGAAATGACACACCATTATTAGACCACAGCATTGAAGAAACATCTGATACCAATTTGCCCGACAATGCAAATGAAAAGGAAAACAATGTGGTGTATATGAATGTTATCGACTACTTGAATAAAAGATGTAATACTAAATACCGATACAATGCGCAGGCAACAAAACGGCATATACACGCAAGGATAGAAGACGGGTATAAAGAATCTGATTTTTACGAGGTAATAGACAAAAAAGCGGGTGAATGGTTGGGTACAGATATGGAAAAATATTTGCGACCGGAAACCTTGTTCGGAACAAAATTTGAAAATTATTTGAACCAAAATATAGTACCTAATAAAAATTTTAGCAAGGGTACTATTGATTGGGACAATGTGTAAAGGCAGGTGGCAATGATTGACAAGAGAAGAAACAGTCAAAATCATTCGGATTATGTGCGACAGCTATCCGAATTATAAGCCGAACAATATTTCAGAAATGGTCGACGTGTGGTGCATGATGTTAGAGGATTACAACTATAATCAAATTTCGGTTGCGTTAAAAGCTTACGTAACATCGAATACAAGCGGATTTGCGCCGAGTATAGGAGAGCTGATAGCAAAAATACAAATGATTTCACAGCCGCAGGAATTGAATGAAATGGAAGCATGGAGTTTAGTGAGTAAAGCATTGCGGAATGGTACATATGGTGCAGTTGAGGAGTTTTCAAGGCTTCCGCCAACCGTTCAAGAAGCTGTTGGTAATCCCGATAATCTAAGAAATTGGGCAACGTCCGATTACAAAGCGATTGAAACCGTAATACAGTCCAATTTTATCAAAACTTACAGAAGCGTTACAAGCCGGGCGGAAGAAATTAAAAGAGTGCCGGCAGAAATTCAGAAACTTATCGAAAAAGTAAATCAAAATTCACTAAAGGCTCAAATCGAGCAAAAATACCAAAACAATACAAATCTTCTTTCGGACAAGAATAAGCCGTCTATGAGCGATACAGAAGACGTAGAAGCATATTCAGAACCGCCGAAAGAATTTGAAGCTTTAAAGGATAGTTTGAGGAAATAAAATGGCATTAACGCAAAAGGAAATTAGTCACAATTGTTACATAAGACGCAAAGAAAATGGATTATGTCCACGTTGTGGAAAACCGCTTGACAGAACTGGTTACTACTGTTCGGATTGTTTAAAGAAAAATAACGAACGTGAAAAAGAATTTCGCGAGTGGTGCAAAGAATACAAAATTTGTCCGCAATGCAAAAAAAACAAACTTTTTGGCGATGAGCATATTTGCCCGGAATGTTTGGCAAGAAAAGCTATGTACCGCGCAAACAATCCCATATCCGATGAAAAACAAAAACAATACAATGAGAGATTCAAAAAACAGCAGCGGGCGCTGTACCAACAACGAAAAGAACAAGGTATTTGTACCCGTTGTGGTAAACGCCCAGCGGCAAAGCCTAAAGCCAAATGTGCAATATGCTTAAAAAAGAACGCTCAAGCGCATAAAAAGCAATATTACGACAAAATAGATATAAAAGAGTATCGCAAAGCTAATAATCTATGCTACCACTGCGGAAATCCTATAGACCGTGAAACAGGTCAGTTGTGCCAATCGTGTTGGGATAAATGCCGTGAAAATGGATTAAAAAGCCCACATGATAATACATACTGGCGGCAGGACAATAACATAGTTTTTAAATGGAATCGAGGTGCTAAAAATGAACATAAATAGCGCAACTGACAAAGGCTGTGATAAATGCAAGCATAAGTTTTATTTAGGCACAAATAAGCAAGGTGCGGCAATTTACGGTTGTAAAAACCGTACTGGTAAATGCCCGGAGCGCAAAAACAAATAATTGAAAGGAAACGGCTTATGAAAATTTCAGAATTGACTAAGCCGGAGCTTGAAAAAATCATTGAAAATGCCAATTTTACAGATGAAGAAGAAAGAATTTTTAAATTGCTTTCAAAAGGGAACACTATAACACAGATAGCAATTCGGGTATCACTTTGTGAAAGAACTGTTAATCGAAAAGTTATTAAAATCAAGCAAAAAATTAAGCGATTGGAGGATATTTTATGATTAATGTTACTCAAAATGGTAAAAATGTAGACACAGAAGAATTAACATTGCCGGACAGTATCGTTAAAATGATTGCAGAGATAATTGACAAGTAAATTTTAGATGTGTAAAATGTGCTGTATCGTGATAAATGCGGCACATTTTATACTTTAGGAGGATATATACTATGAAATGTGTTGCTTATATGAGAGTATCGACAGAGAAACAGGCAGAAGAAGGTAACGGACTTGAAAGCCAAAAGCGCGATATTGAAAACTATTGCAGAAAAAATGAATTGATAATAGCTGATTGGTATGTTGATGAAGGATATACGGGTTCAAATATGAATCGCCCGGAATTGCAAAGGCTGATTACTGATTGTAGCCGCAAAAAAGTAAATTGCGTTGTTGCATTTAAGCTTGACCGTATTTCCCGAAGCATGGTTGACGGAATTTACATCATCGAAAAAGTATTCCAAAGCAATAATGTTGCGTTTAAATGTGTACATGACAGCATTAGTTATGACAGCCCTATGGAACAGGCATACACACAGATGATGGCAGTATTTGCACAACTCGACAAAAACACAATGATGTTGCGTATGCGCGGCGGTATGCTTGAACGTATTAAGCAAGGCTACTGGTGGGGTGGCGGCAATACGCCTTACTGTTATCGGTATGATAAAGAACAAGGAATATTAATTCCTATCCAGGAAAGAGCAGAACAGGCAAGGAAAGCCTTGGAATTGTTTATTTCCGGCTATTCAGACGCGAAAATTAAAGAAATATGTGGCTTCAAATCTGAATTAGTTACGCGAAAAGTGCTTACCGGAGTTGTAAATATTGGCATGATACCATACAAAGGCAATATCTATCAAGGCAAGCATAAACCGATTTTTGATAAAGATAGATTTGAACTTGCTCAAGAATTGAGAAAATCAAGGTGCTCTGCAAAAATAAGTTGCTTTACTGAACCGAATTTACTCACAGGTTTGTGCTATTGCGGAGTGTGCGGTTGTAAAATGCGTTATCAAAAGTGGAGTAATGGGAATCACAAGATATATTGCTGTTCAAGAAATAAAGGCTTGAAATATCTTCCGAATTACAATCCGAACTGCAATAATTCTCTTGAATGGGCCGACGATATAGAAAAGCAAGTTACTGATGAAATACTTAAAATTTCACTCAATTTGTCTTCTTACAAACCAAAAGCAAAAGAAACAAAGCTTGAAATTATGCAATCACAACTTGAGCGAGAACAAACAAAGCTTAAACGTCTATATAGCTTATATGCAGACGGCAATGATACTGTCTTGGAAATGATAAAAGATTTAGAATCGCAAATTTCAAAGGCAAAAGAAGATATTTCTGTAGAAAGTAAAAATGCCATTAATACACAAAAGAAAGAATTTACTTATCAGAACATAAAAAAACTTGCCGATGTTTGGGACAACATCGACAAGAAACAAAAAAATTTCATACTGAAAACTATAATAGATAAAGTTATTATAGTCAATGGAAATGTTGAAATTCAGTTAAAGAATTTTTAGCATATACTTAATGCTACGGGTATTGCGTTAAAGAAGTGCTAATGCCGTATTTATCACGATTTTTAAACATGAATTATTTGAATATGTCGCTAAAGTGTCGTTTTGATGTCGCTTTTAGCGTCTTTTTTTATGCCAAAATGTAATTGTAAGGAGGAAGCGCTTATGTTTTCAGACGAAGTTTTAGAGAAGATTTTTGCAAGAAAAGAATTACAAAGCTTACCTCTGCAAGTTCAGTCAAGCATAATCCATGCGATTGAAAATGTTTTAGAGGAGGACAGCAAAAATGCAGATAAACAATCCGTATCAGCAACCGGCAATGAATTATAACCCGGGATATGCCGCATATCAGTACAATCCTATGGCAAATATGCAGAGATACCAACAGCCGGACACGCAAATTCAACAGCAGATTCCACAATTTCAGCAACAACAGCAGGTAATCGGCATAAACGGCAAGATTGTAGCGGCAGTTGAAAATATTACCGCAAATGATGTGCCTATGGACGGTTCAGTTGCCTTTTTCCCAAAGCAGGATTTGTCGGAAATCTACGTAAAAGGTTGGAACGCAGACGGAACAATCAGAACGATTGTGTATAAGCCTTATACAGAGTCTTCAAACAATACAGCGGTAAATTCTATGGGTGACACAGAAAAATCAAAATTTGACCTATCAGAGGAAAGCACAGAGGTATTAATGAACAGGTTTGATAGTTTGGAAAATAGATTAAGTGAAATCGAGCAGTTTATGACGACTAAAACATCGGCAAAAAGCACGGCTAAATCAAAAAATAGCCCAAAGCAGGACGGTGGGGGTGAAGATGAATGAATCCAGTTGAGCTTATTCGATTAATAAAAAGCGGCAATCCGCAACAGGTCCTTTCACAAATGATGAATAGCAATCCTCAAATATCAAACAATCCTATGGCCCAAAATGCTATTAAGATGTACCAAAACGGGGACACGCAGGGGTTGAAGATGTTGGCAGAAAATCTTTGCCGCGAACAGGGAATTACAACCGATGAAGCAAAACAGCGAGTTTTAAGTATTTTTAATCGTTAGTACATTTTGGGTTGTGCGCACATAATAACCGGTTATCCCATTTGTAAATATATTTCAATGGAGGTAAACAAAATGTTTAACACAGGTGCAATGCCTAGTCTTGCTGATATTGCGGCAGTAACGGGCAATAAAAATGACGGTGGCTGGGGCGACGGCAACGGCTGGTGGGTTCTTATTATTCTTTTTGCCATTTTTGGCGGCTGGGGCAACGGCGGCTGGGGTGGTAATGGTGCAAATGGCGGTGCAACACCTTATGCCACAAGCGCTTTAACGCAGGCAGATTTACAGAGAGGATTTGATACACAGTCAATCGTGTCAAAGCTTGACGGAATCTCAAACGGACTTTGTGACGGATTCTATACACAGAATACCGCGCTTATGAACGGATTCCACGGTGTCGATAACGCTATCTGCAACTTAGGCTATCAGACACAGCAGGGATTTAACACAACAAACGTTGCGTTAATGCAGGGACAGAATGCTTTGCAGTCACAGCTTGCTAATTGTTGCTGTGAAACGAGAGAAGCCATTCAGGGTGTAAATTACAACATGGCACAGAATACTTGTGCATTACAGAATACAATGAATAGTAATACACGAGATATTATCGACAGCCAAAATGCAGGAACAAGAGCCATTCTTGATTATCTCTGCAATGAGAAAATTTCCAGCTTACAGGCAGAAAACAACGATTTACGCAGAGCGGCTTCACAGGATAGACAGAGTGCATTACTTACTACTGCAATGGCTTCGCAGACACAGCAGATTATTAATGCAGTCAATCCGGCGCCGATTCCGGCATATCAGGTGCCGAACCCTAATGTATATTACGGTTGTGGTTGCAATAGCGGTTGCGGCTGCTAATTTACTAAATAATCAAGTATCTTAATCAAATTGAGTTTTTTCGAGTTTCACTCGGAATAAAACTCAAAAGGTTATGTCTGCTAATGCAGTATTACAATGTTCCCGACACCAATGTCGGGAAGACAGGGCAGACTTCAAGAAAGTTTGCCCTTTATTTTGTGAAAGAGAGGTATTATTTTATGGCAGAATTTACAGGAATTGCACTTCAAACTGTTGCGCAGGGAGAAGATGTTGCATTTACAGAAACACCGGTTGCTGGTTCAAATTGCATTACGCACAGACAGGGAAGCGGTATTGTTAAATTGAGAGGACTTACAAACCAGTGCCGGGCAAGATTTTTAGTATCTTATTCCGGGAATATTCAAATCCCGACAGGTGGAACGGTTGAAGCTATTTCTCTTGCTATTGCGATTGACGGTGAGCCGCTGCAGTCAACTCGTATGATTGTTACACCGGCGGCAGTAGAGAACTTCTTTAATGTTTCAGCACAGGCATATGTAGACGTTCCACGCGGTTGCTGCGTTACGGCAGCGGTACAAAATACATCTGCACAGGCAATCGAAGTTCAGAACAGCAATTTAATTGCAGTCCGGGAAGCATAAGGGGGCGGTTTTATGGATATTATGAGAATGCACGACATGATTGAAAAACTGTCTGAATGTGCCAAATGTGAAATTGACAAAGGAATTGAAAATATAGACCCGTGTGAAATGGGACAGGTTACAGATATGATGAAAGACCTTGCAGAAGCAATGTATTATCGTACATTGATGAAATCAATGGAAGAATCGAGTGCAGATGAAACAATGGAAATGTTTGAGCGGCTTGGTGACGGCAGAAGATTTTATGATAACTACCGCTATTCAAACGGCAGATTTGCACCGAAAGGCAGAGGAACGCGCCGGGGATACGATGAACCTCCGTATTTCCACATGACACCGGAAATGTACCGCGGAATGGAACATGACAGGGATATTGACCGCAATTATGGAAGAATGTATTACACAGAACCGGCGACAAGCGGCATGAATATGACCGAAAGCGGCTATGATAAAGCGAAGCGGCACTATACAGAAACCAAAGAAATGCACAAAGCAAATACTGCAGAGGACAAAGAACATAAGATGAAATCGCTTGAAAACTACATGAAAGAGTTGTCCGGCGATATTACAGAACTGCTTACAGACATGACGGCAGAAGAACGTACAATGCTGAAAAGCAAGCTTTCAACGCTTGTAAGTAAAATGTAATGGCAATGGCTGGGAGTGCAAAAACTTTCAGCCAGTTTTTAAGGTGATTGTGATGTTTAAAATCAATAATGTAGATTGGAATATAGTATTTACAGATAATTTAAAAAAATTAATGCGTTCTGACGGCTCTATAAGCCTTGCTGTGACCGATTGGAACGACAAGACTATATATGTATCCAACAAGCCAAAAGGGGCTTATTTGCGTAAAATAATAGCACACGAACTATGCCATTGTTTTTGCTTTTCTTATGGTGTGAGTATGCCGATTGAACAGGAAGAATTTATGGCAGACTGGATAAGCAAATATGGCACAGATTTGATTTATCTGCTTGATTATTTAATGGCAGGGATACAGAGGGGAGCGGCAGTGTAATGGATAAAATAGATAAGCTTCTTGAATATGTGCGCCGGACAAATCCCGAAATGACAAAAGAACGATTGATTTATGAATTGGGAGAGTGCCGGTATACAGCAAAATCATTAATTTTTACGGCAGAAAGCGTGAATTTGCAAAAAGAAAAAGATTTAAAAAGTTGATTTAAAGCTATCTGCATGGTATAGTATTAGAAAACGCAATAAAGGGGTAGCGAAGTATGAAAACTTGTCCAAACTGTGGAGAACTGATAGGCGATAGCGTTGACCGTTGTTTTAACTGCAATTACAGCTTTAAGTACAAGAGCGTAATTAAGAAAGAAGCATTGCAGGAGTGCAGAAAGCAGGCAGAAAAAGAAATCGAAGAACTTAACCGGAAAAGAAAAGAAGAAAATGAGCGAAAAGAAGCTGTTATTAATGCTATTAAATCCGGCAGAATCACAAAAAACGACGTCATGAAAACAACCGGATTTGATTTTGTGGGATATAAAATTGTCAGATATTGCGGAATCGTAACCGATACTGCGTTATACAGTTTAGGCATGATGACGGATTTAAAAAATGCAATGAATTTTAAAGCGATGGTCGCAGGAAAAGAATATAGTGCATTTTCAGAAAAAGTGCAAACTTTTATAGATGAATTAATGAACGACATGGCATTAGAAGCCTTGTACAAGGGCGCAAACGGTTTAGTTGGAATATCATATAGCTGTGCACCGTATTGGAATACCGGCGACATTTCATTAATGATTACAATGAGCGGAACGGCTGTCTGCATTGAAAAGGAGTAGAAACTTATGGCATTTACAAATAAACGCGGAGAAAATATTAGTTTTGAGTGTTCGGAGCTGATAGATGAGTTAAAATCGGATATTGAGGAGTTCGGCGGTGACAAAATTGTAGCCGCGCGGTGCAAGGATACGCACGGTGTAACGTTGTATGTTAATTATGATTTTATTGAACCGGAAGACCCGATAAAGGAATCGGAATTACAGGAAGACGAATACATACAGACCATGACGATGACAGCGTTGCTTATGCTGTTGGAACAACAAGACAAATTATTTTAAAAGCTATAGGGAGTGTTGCGGCACTTCCTATTTTTAAATTCTATGAGAAAGGGGAAACAATGCCGAGGAAAGCAGACACTACTATTATTGATAAAGTATATAACAATTTGAAAGTTGACAAATTGACGGACCAGTACAATTCATATCATAGAAGACTTTATGAATGTACTTGTTTGCTGTGTGGGAAGAAAAGACTTGCTACTAAACAAAATCTTCAAAGAAACGAAGTAAAGGATTGTGGAAATCATCGGGATTATAAGGATATTAAAAATAAACGTTTTGGCAAATTAGTTGCAGTATACGTTACCGACCAAAAAAGCCATACAAAAAGCAGATGTAAAATATGGCATTGTAAATGCGATTGCGGCAATGAATGTGATGTACATTATGATGATTTAAAAAACGGAAAAGTAAAAAGCTGTGGCTGTTTAAAAAACGAAAACATTCAAAAATTATACGCTTATGGTACTGCACCGTGCAAATTGAACGGAAATAAAATAAGAAAAACAAATACATCAGGGACAACAGGTGTTTGGTTTGATAAGTCAAGGAATAGGTGGTGCGCAGAAATAATGTTTAAAAAGACAAAATATTTTTTAGGACGCTACAAAAGCAAAGAAGAAGCTATAAATATTCGGAAAATTGCAGAAGATAAAATCTTTGGCGAATTTTTAGAATGGTATGAAAAAATTAAAAATAGTGATTGACTTTTTGTAGCAACAGTAATATACTTATTGTAGCGACAAAAAGAAAGGAAGTGAAGACGTGTCACCACGGACGGGCAGACCTAAATCTGACCATAGCAAAGACACAATGCTAAGAGTTCGGATTGACGATGAGCTGACTAATATGTTAGACGTTACATCAAAACGTCTAAATATAACAAAGTCAGACGTTGTCAGGAACGGAATAAAAAATGAATACAAAAAAGCAAATAAAGGAAAGGTATAGGTGCAAGATATGGAAGAATTAAAAATTTTAAAAGGAATCACATTGGCAACAGGACTTGAGAAATTGACAGCGGCACTCGAAAAGGACGGATATGCAGTGAAAAAGGTGGGTGGTGGATATGTTGGCTATAGCAATGATTATGTGCCGAAAAAATATATACTTATGGAAAAGGAAAACGAAATCCCTCTTATACTTGAGGGTGTAACTTATTATGGCGGCGAAGGTTCTGTCGCACATTGGGTAAATCAAAACTATCCTGTCCAAACACCATTATGGGATATAAATGATAAGAAAATTATTCATTTAGACGAAAAATTCCTCCAAAAGTGTGGAATGGAAATGAAAGAAATTAGGTGGCTTTGTTGAAAAAATAAAAATTACCGCTTGTCGTTTCCAGCAGGCGGTTTTTTTTAACATTTTCGCTCAATTTTTTATTCGGAAAAATTTTGAACCCCCCGTCTATTTAGATTTTCAGCCCGGTCAATCCATTTTCAAAAATCCCCGATTTTTGAGCGGATTTTAATCAAATTTTGCCGGCAAAATTCACGAAAAGTTTTACTATTTTAACGTGCTAAAGTATAAACTATGAACTTGCTTCGGCGAATGAAAAGTCTATTTTTTTATGTCTGCAATCTTGTAAAATGCCCGCAGTCGCCTTATTATTTTGCTATGGTAAAAAGCTAGCCATATAAGGCATTTAAAGCCGTATAAGGCTATAAACGGTATAGAAGCGCAACGGCAAAACACCTTTATTTTGGTGGCTGTTGTTCCTGCTTGTGCTTTGCCCGCGTAGCTTTTACGCGTTGTATAACAGCGTCCCGATTTTGGACGTAGTATTCCCGGTTGTTTTCCGCTGAATTTTTGCGGCGTGCGATTTCTGCGCACTCTGAACAGCAGTATTTCCGGTACACAGACATAAAAGTTTTACCGCATACTGGACAGATTCGGCTTGTTTTTTGGTTGGATAACTGCAACCGCCTGCGTTCATTTCCGGCGGCGTCCTGCCGGCGCTTACGTTCAGTAGCACAGGCAGCGGAGCAAACCTCTACACCGTTGCGGCTCAAAAAGTTTTTGCCGCAAATGGTGCATTTTTTCATTTTTGGCATAGAATACCCCCTTTTATATTTTAAGATAACACAAAAAAAACTATAAAAATAGCCTTGCATTTTTTTGGTATATATGCTATTATATTTTGCAAACAAAAGTTTGTAAGGTGTGCGGCGCTTTGATAAACCGTAACATGTGATGTATTGAAATATGTTTTAGTATTAATTTAATGCTAATCTATTCAAACATCAAGCCGCACACAAAAGCCCCGGGAAAAATCCGGGGCTTTTTTATTCTTCTAGAAGATACTTGTATGCCCTGTAAATTTCTTGGGCTTTGCTAATTTCTTTTATATTCCCAAAAAAATTTCGGAATAAAACGGTGTCGGGTTTTACAAACACCGTTACAAGTTCGGCTTCCCGGTCGTATTTGGAATATTTTTTTCTATCGGCTTTTACCCTACGATAAAAGTCGATACATGCCCCCGTTGCTTGCTTTTGCACGTCTAAGAGATATAATTTATTTCCGAGTTTAATCGGTATATCTCTTGTTGTTCCATACGGAAGCTTGCCAATGTTGACATTGTCACCAGCATTTAAATTAATAAGTTCCATGCTCGTATCCTCCCTTTTAAAATACATCTGTTACTTTGTATATAGTTTCATGATATTCATTTTCGTTTGATACCACCTCTATAGTAATAGAAATATTTTCGTCATATACTTCCAACGTTTGCGCGCTGGAATATGGTATATTTCTAAAATCGCCAGTTTCCACGGCATAATCCGAATAATCCGGGATGTTTCCGTTTTCGTCCAAATATTCAGAATCAAAGGCACAGATTAAATTTTCGTAAAAATTTTCTTCTGTTGCCCATTCTCCAATTAAATTTCTTAAATTTTCGCGGAAATGTTCTTCCGCCTGTTCTATTGTGTACATAATAAGCCCACCTTTCCAGGTTTTCACCCTTGTTTTTTTATTTTATTATATCCAAAATTCGGATAAAAGCAAGCCGGGGAATTGAACCCCGGAAGCTCGGCACCGTCTACCACTTGCGACTATTTATTTAAGCTACAAATTAAATTTGCAGCTTGTGCAAGTGCTCGGGCTTGCACATCCAGCCATTGTTCATGACTGTTTGGGGCAAGTTCCCCGCCCCGCTTGCGTTTTAATTCGGACGGCGTGCACAGCCTTTCAGCCATATCACCGTTGTAAATTAAGGAGCTACCGCCCCAGCTATACTGGCTCCAATCGGCGGCGCCATTTAATAAAACGGCTTCTAATTCTAATTTTGAAGCCGGAAGAGTTTCTTCTTCCAGATTCTCTACAAGTTCATAGGCGTACAACAATACGCCTTTACCCCATGCGCTTTTTGCCTTTCGGCTTTCTATTTGCTCCATAATTTCATTTTTTTTCATTGTTTTTTACCTTTGCCCCGTGTTATAATGGGGCTACCTTTCTTTTTTTGATTGGTGGCGGTTGCTCGTTTTGGCTGGTTGCAACCGCCTTTTTTGTTTTCTTGCCTTTCGACAATGTTATAATATCACATTAATTACATAAATGCAATACATAAATGCAATAAAATTAAAATAATATTTAATTTAACACAAAAAAATTGACTTTTATTGCAATATGTATTATTATATCTAATAGCATTACATTAATGAAAGGCGGATAATATGGATAATATTGAAATGTTAGAAAAGTACAAACAAAGGATAAAGCGGCAGAACGAAAAAATAAAACAGGATTATGACCGCGCAAGCGTAACGCTTCCCAAAGGCACAAAAGACCGTATACAAGCACTAGGCTATACTGTAAATGGTTTTTTAAATAGCATTGTATTGGCGGAGCTGGAAAAGTTAGAAGCAGAAGCACCGCAGGCGGTACAGCCGGAAACCGTAAAAGAAGAACAGCCGGAGCAGGCACAGCCAAAAGCAGACGCGCCGGAAGATGTGGCAGAATTAAATAATTGGTTGCACCAAATCCAAGAGGAAAACGAGCAAAAGCGCTTGCAAGAGGTCGCACGCAGGCAGGCGAACGTAGAAGCAGAAAACGGCTATGATTAATAAAATAGTTGCCGTTTAAAAAATTAAGCTATATAATCTATACAGAGCGGAACACGAACCGTCCGGCAATTTAATATAGCACGTAAAAAAAAGAGAACCGCGCCCCCTCGGCGGTTCTCTTTTTGCTTCTTTTTTATTCTTCGGAGTTTCCCCAGCCGGAAAGCGTGCACGGATTCCCGTTGCCGTCTTCCCATCCACCCGTTATCGGGTCAATGCCGCTGTTAAGTTCAGCGGTGCAATTTTTATAGTCCGCGTAATCTCTGCAAACTATATAGCCCAAAAATTCCCCGTTTAAATTTACGGAAAATATTTCCGAGCCGTCACCCTCTACCGTTATGCCGTTTTCAAATTCCCAATATTCTGAATTGTAGTCGAATTTAAACATATTTCCCACCCTTGCGGCAGTGTCGCCGCCCTTTCTTTTTTAATAATAGTATTATCGCACCGGCTTAATATTTTGTCAAGATAATTTTATCTAAAAATAGAATAATTTTTATTGACATTTTATTACATATAATGTACAATTTTTAACATATTAAAAGGAAAGGAGCATGCAAAATGATAAAATATAAAATAGACGTGTTTGAGCTTTTAAAAGAACGTGGATACAATCAAGCCCGAATCCAAAAAAACGGGCTTTTGTCGGGGCAGACTATGCAAAATATTAAGGCAGGTAAAAGCGTTACATTAGAAACGTTAAACCGAATCTGCATAATGTGCCGTTGCCAGCCGTCCGACATAATAGAGGTTGTGCCGACAGACGCGGAAAAAATAAAATTTTTCTAGTAAAAGCACTTGACATTATTCTAAAATTAGAATAAAATAAAGACAGATTAAAGGAAAGAACGCCCCACATAGGGGCGAGGGTACAGAAACATGAAAAAATAATTTTTAAAGAGGACGAAAACAACACAATAATTATTACGGGGACGGCTTCCGAAGCTGAAGCCCTCTCCATTTTTTTGGGGGCTATTACTTTAAGGAGGGACGAAAATGAAAAAACAAGAAATTAATTCCGGCTTTTTAATCTCCAAAATGGAAGAAGCCGCAGGAGTTGAAACGGGAAAATATTTTAACGAGCAATTCAAAAAAATTTTGTCTGAAAATATTGAAAATTTAGAAACCTTAGCAGAAGAGGAAGAGGAAGACGGCGAAATTGAAGCCGCAGCAGAAAACCGCAAACTAATAACACGGCTGCGGCATGAACTGCAATTTGATGTCGATTATGACACATTTGACAGTTTAATGTTGCAAATTACCGGGGGTATATCTTACGATTTGGACATCGTAGATGAATATATATATACCGAAGAAAAAAAAGCACATATAAAAAAATGTGCAAATAAATATATGGGAATAATTGCTGGATTCCCAGAAATCGCCGATTATGAAATTAGTTATTCAAATCGGAGCCAATCTATATATTTAGTAACGGATTTACCTGTTACTGATGATAATATAAATAAATTCATTGTTGATTGTTGCCACTGCGAAGTGACTTATACTGAACGATACACAACAAACACGGTTGGAATCCGCCTTTCGGACCACGATTTTGGCGGAAATATTAATTATTCATATTGGAAACCGTGTATTAATATTGTTATTAATTAGGGAGGACTGAAAATATGAAATTTAAAATAGCCGGGGTGCTGTGTTCCCGGCTATTTTTATGCCT